TAAACTTTTTCTCTTAATGTATCTATATATGCACCTTTTTCTTTCAAATTTTGAGAAGCCGCATGTGTTTTAAAACTCCCCGAAGTCTGAAGAAGAGCATTAATCTTTGTAGAATTCTGTATTTCTCTATTAAACCATTCTATTACCCAAAAATCAGCTAAAATACTAATTTCAACATTGGTTAAATCAGAAATGAACTTTCTTTTATCTACATTATAATCAAGAGACTGTTTGCATTGAAAGAAATTAGGTATTGCATTTATTAAAAATCCATCACAATATTGTTTAAAAACATCCTGACTTTGATTATAAGCCTTCATTATCTTATAATCATCAACTTTAACTAAAGCAATATCTATTATTTCATCAAAAGAAGTCATATTATCCCTCCTTTAAAAGAGGTTCAATATTTATATAATCAATATTTGTCTTATTTTGAAGATACATTAAAATATTAGCATCAACATTCTCTCCATTCAATCTCTTATCAAAAACCATAGAATTAATAATAGTTTTTTGACCTAATGGAGCAGATTCATATATAGCAATAAATTCCTCATGATTCTTATCAAGAATATTCTTCATAACAGTAGGATCAAGAATATTTTTGTATAATCCGGTCAAACGGTTCTTTTGCACAAACTCTTTGTCGTTAATATAATAAGAGCCTCCTTGAGTAATACGAGGCATAGAATTTATAATTAATTTTAAATCTGATTCAGGAATATATTTTATAGTATATTGTTTCTCAAATTCATATTTTTTTCCATCTGCTTTTCCAGTAGTACTTAAAATCATTTGAGCATTCGTTAAACTAATAACTTCAATATCTCTATCTTCATTACTTGATTCTATATTACTCTGATTATTCAATGCAGATAAAAGTTGATTCATCTGTTTTTCAATTTCTAACATCTTTTCTTTTAACTGCATATTTTCTTTTTCTAAATTAGTTATATCTATACTATCAACGACATTTTTCTCATTTTCTTTAATATTAGTATCGACTTTTTTTGTATATGCCATTTATTGTTTTCCTTTCTTTCCTTTTAAAAAAGAGGAAGGAAAACCTTCCTCTTTTCCCTATTATCCAACAAAATAAATATTAAGCATTCATATTATAAACGCCACTGACTGCACCAGATAAGAACTCAAAACCAAATCTCTTATTAATAGTAAAGTTGCTGGTTAAATCAGCATTATCATAATAATCATTAGAATTTGTTAGAGTGCTCCCCTCAATAACACCTTTGACAATCTTATCAGTAGCAGGGCTAATAACAAATAATAGATCATCATTTAAAGCAAGACCATAATTGGTGAAATCACCAGTAGCCACTTGAGGTAACTCCATGAAATCATACCCATAAATATTACGAATTAGCTGAATATTCGTATTAGCAGAATCTGCATTAATTCTATAACCATTGGCAGAATCAGGTAATACCTTGGAAAGAGCTAAAGTAGTGCCAGCAATAACAGGTTTCATATTGAAATTATATGCCTGAACAGTCTGAGCTAACTTAATTAACTTCTGAATGTCAAATGCACCCTCAATCTTTAGAGCAGCAGGACGATTAACACCAGTTAGACCAGCAGTTACAGCACCGTATGCTTCCTTAGTCATTTCAGTCTCAATAGAAAGAACTGCAATGCGAGCAAATTCAGCCAAAGACTGACGACCAGATAAAACAGCATACATATCAACAGAAGTAGTAATCACATGATTAAATACAGGAATAGTAGCATCAGACTTGTATTGTTTCTGAATTAGAGTCTGACGCTGTGCATTCCCGCCTCTGGACACAGTCATTAAAGAGCGAGGAGGAACCTTAAATAAAGGAACATCACCAAAACCAATCTGACGAATTTCGGTATAAAGACCAATCTCATTAATAATAGTAGCAGGTAAAATGGTCTCAATCATCATCGTGACTACCGCAAAAGTAGACCACTTAAAATTAGGATTAGAAGCCCAAATTTCAGCAGGAACATTTTCAGGACGCTTTACACCCGCAAAGCGTTCAATCTCACAAAGCATAGCTTCATGAACTCTCTTTTCCTTTTCAGCAAAAGAAATGGGCTTGCCCTCTTTAGTCATGGTTTCATAAGAGCCAATATTCTTTTTTAAAAACTCATCAGAATAATGACGATAATAATCGGCAAACTGCTCATAAACAGTAGTATTGCCATTAGAAAATTTTACAATATCATTAGATAATTTCATATTATTAAAAACCTCCTTTATTAAGAAATAGTAGCTTCAGGATTCTTTACTACTTCTAATATATGAGCAGGTAAATAATCTTGCCCAATCACAATACCCTCAGTGCCTTGATACTGAGCGACAAAACCAGTTACAGCAGTAGCAGTAGAGGCAGCCTGCCATTCACCATTAGCATCTGCATAACCATACTTATTAGTAGAAGAAGGTTTGGTGTTATCACCAAAAGTAGTCTCAGAAACATGAATGATATCACCAGGCATTAAACGAATGATGTCAAAAGGAGTGCCAGCAGGAATAGAGAACTCACGAGGATCATCGTATAGATTGCCACAAACTTCCTTAGACACTTCAGGACCACGGACCATCCACACATCATTCACATTACCATCAGTAACAGAAGTTAAAGTTGCAGGAAAAACATACCCCATACCTTGAGCAGCACCTGTACCCATTGTACCTAACGTAACTAAAGAACCATTATATACAGTGGTCTCAGAAACTGCCACTCTGTTTAAGGAATCAACATTCTGAGACATTGCAGTTTTATAATAAACTACAGGAAAATTATTCTTTGCCATAATTACCTATTCTCCTTTTATTACCAAATAGAATTTATTTTACTTTCAACTTGCACAGGATTAGCAAAACTCCACATAGTACCTTTTTGAGCTTTTTTCTTAACTCCCGTTTCAAAACAAAATGCTTTGACCTTATTAGCCCAAGCATCTACACCGTCAACAGAGCATTGTAATCCTTCATCACGAAACTCTTTGTATTTATCATCAGATAAACAATCTTTTACTTCACTCATAACAGATTCAACAGATGCTGCAAGAGTTTGTTTATCAGCAGCTTCTTTAAATGCACGAAGCTCAGATAGCTCTTTCTCCATATCTTTCATCTGCTTATCTTTGTCCATAATAATATTCTTATTATCTTCAACATCTTTAGATAAACGATCTATTTCAGCCATCGCTTCATCAATAGACATTTCTTTTTTCTCAGACATTTTCTGATCCTTGTCTTTCTTCACAGTATCCCAATGAATATCTGCATCAACAGTTTTATCGTCTTTATCAACTTTTATATCGGCTTCTACACGATAACGAACATCATCCTTAGTATAAATAATATGATCTTTTTCAATACTATCTACATAAGCATCTCTACCTTCATGCTCTTGAACTTCTTCGATAACATCGGCCCAAGCCTTACGACCTTCAATTTCATCAAAATATTTGGTGCTCATTTCAGTGTCAGCCTCCTTTCCTTCTTTAAATAATCCTAATTTACGCTGAATCTTTTCTACCTTAGAAACAACAGAAGAAACATTTTCTTTTTTTGCATATCCTAAAGCAGAAGATAAACCATCTCTATTATAAACAAAAGTATCGCCTTTTAATTCCATAACAGGATATTTCAAATGCTCAGAAGGAGCGTCTTCCCACCCATCTTCTACAAGCATATAAACATCTTTAACAAGTGTATTTTTATTAGATGCTCCCATTATGTCATTTCGTAGTTTTGTTTTATCTACTTCGCCCCAAGGCTTATCAGACAACGCCTCTTTTGATTTATCAATTTTATATTTCTTTTCTTCAGACATTTTATTTTTCCTTTGATCCATAAAATTTTCAAGATTTGAACATTTTTTCTTGCAATCTTCAAAAAAAGCATTTGCCTCTGTTTCAGAAAATCGAGTGAATACAATATCAGAACCTGGGCAACTTGGATTAATATGCTTCCCTAATGTAGTTACTCCTACAATATTAAAATCTAATACTTCATGTTCATCTTCTTCTGAAGTATGAACATTCATTTCTACACTCACATTTCTTAAATTATCAGATTCAAACATAGCACAATAATTTTTAGCATATACTTTACTAATAATTACATCAACATAAGATTTTAAATATCCATCTTCATCATAAACAAAATCTACTTCTTGATCTCTTGGAACCATACCAACTATATATTCTTGTTCTGTATGAGTGCCGGCATCTACAACTCCTGTCATATCTGCTACAATCCATTTACCAAGAACACTTGGTGCTGATTCCTTTAATACTGTCTCACTAATATTTAATTGGTGAGAATTAGGACGTGTTGAAAGAAAACCCATTTTCCCTATGGCAAATTCACTGTTTTCATATTCACTCGAATTTATTCTTTTTACTTCGTTAATAGAAAAACGAGCCATTTTCCCCAATTCTTTCTCACTCCCTTCTATCATTTAATTATATATAAAATCGTTAAATTAATAACGATTTTTTATTTTATTCAGAATTTTTTCTAACTTTTTTCCCTTTTTAAAGTACAAATTACCTTCATAATCTTTCCACTCAGGCGGTAATCCTGCTTGATGAATTTTAATAGCTTCTTCCCCATCTGCTACATAATATAATTCATAATTAGAAGGTTCCCCAATACGTATCATTTTATATCCTCTTCAAAAATAATTGATTTTAATTATCTTTACCTAAAATCCAAAATCCATCAATATGTCTGTCAAAACTGGGATTAGTTCCATAAATAGATATTTTATCACTTAATAAAATAGCTTGTTCAACTATTTCATTAAAATCTTCTAACATATCAAGCATATCTACATAAACATGTAAATCATCATTATGTTGTGCTATTTTACAAACACCCATCATAGCAATTTGAAAATCTAACATTCTTTCTTCCATATCTTTAATAATTTCTTCCACCGAAGAATAATCTTGT